TATCATTGTTTTCTAAGTTTAGCAAACTAGCAGAACAAGAAAGAAAAAATAAAAAATAATGGAAGAAGAAGAATACTTAATGTCGCAACAGCAACCAGCTACAAGAGTAAGTGATTATACGTCACAGAAGACATCATTATTAAATGAGTTTCTAGCTCTTGGTAAAACAGAGTTAAGAAATACGTCACCAGAAACACAACAGGAGCAATATCTTAATGATGATTTTTTGGAAGACTATTTAGTAAAGACAAGAGGTGGTACAACTAGTTTATGGCAAGGAGCTGCTGATAATATAGCTTACCATGAAAGTGGAGTACAGCAAAGAATGGATCCTACTGCTATACAAATATCACAAAGAGATGATGGTACATTTTATGATGGGCCAGGAAGGGGTATGTTTCAGTTTGAGTCTAAGGCAAGTGGAGGTTCTGGATCTTTAGAAACTGCAATTCAAAGATATATTAACGTAGCTAACACATTAGGTAAGCAAGTAGATCCTGAAATCATTAATGCAAGCTCTGCTGAAAATTTAAACTCAGATCAACAGTATGCATTATTCTATGCTAATATAATAGAAGGACCAGCTAAGTTGGCTGACTTTGCTACAGGCGAAATGCCGTTAGTAGACTTATGGTTACAGGGACATAAGAAAGTAGAGAAGGATGGTAACAGAGCTTCTTTTAAAGGAAGTTATGATGATGCTACTAATAGAGGTATTAGTTACGTGCAGCCAAGAGAAGAAATAAGAGCAACACCAGGCTCAATGCCTTACATATATAAACCAAGATAAAATGGAAAAAAGAAAAAATATATTTGAACAGATGAGAAAATATCAATTAGGAAGTGATGGTAATGTAGCACCTATGGTTCCTTCTGCAAGATTAAGAAATCCGCAAAAAGCAAAACCATTAATAGATCCTAATAGAAACATTAGTCGTAGAAATTTTCCTACACAAACAGCAAACAATAGTATGATGCCTAATAAAAAATTAGCTCAACAACTAGGAATGCAAAAAAGAAATTCTATGTATGGATCTAATCCATATTTTAACTCATTTGTTTAGTAATAAGGTAGGGCTGAGCTTGATTGCAACACGCCCTTAAATCCTTTTGAGATATTAAAATCTTTGATTTTGGTATAGAAAAATTTCGAGGGCTTCGCCCTTTTTTTTATTATATTTGTCGAATGCGTCACAATTTTTTTAGCAAGTTAGGTAGAGTTTGGATTGAAGATGATACTTATATATTGGAAAAGTACTACGAAGGATTAGATTATTTGTTAGAAGATGAAGACTATATGGATGTAGATATAGAAGAGATGGAATTTGATGTTATTACTAAAAAAATATACACAAGCAAATCTAAAGGCAATTGGATATTAAAATACCATTTGGAATATCACGGAGAATAAAGTATTTTTGCACATATGTATCTACTTAAGTTAGACAGAAAGGGAGATGTTTACAAAGATGATGACGGCATAACAGGCGTACCTGAATTTGTAAATATTCTAAAAGCAGATAAACTGGGAGCAACAGCATTAAAATGGGTTGCGTTAGTTTGTGACTATGATAGTCCTTACAGACACTTTACAGAAGTTGAAAGAAAAAAGGCAGTAAGCAAAGATTTGTATGACAAGTATGAGTGGTATGGAACTACTAGACCTGAAATACTAGCTGCTTTAGATAAATATAAGCAACTACAGTTTGATCCATTAGACGAACAGTTAATTGCATTTAATTTAAAGATCAGTCAGTTTACTACCTATATGAACAATATGCATATAGATGAAGAGACTGCTGAAGGATTGCAGAAGATTATGATTGGTATTGAAAAAATATACAAAACCAGACAGACTCTTGTAGATGCAATAGAAAGACGAGGGGAGCGTCAAAAGATTGTTGGGGACAAGAAACTCTCGTTCTTAGAAAATAAAAAAGAAATGCAAAATAATATTAAATAGATATGTACGGTAAAAAGAAAAAATATTTAAAAGGTGGACAAGCTAAGCTTGACATGAATAAAGACGGTCAACTAACTGGCGCAGATTTTAAAATGCTTAGTAACAAAGGCAAGAAAAAGAAAGCTATGAAAGGCATGAAGTATAAGATGTCAGACGGTGGTAGATATGGTCAGCTTGATTAATGGCTAGAAAACCAGCTAAATTACAAAGCCTACGTTATAGATACAATAAAGCTATGAAGCTTGGTAAATTTAACGAAGCTAAAAAAATAGATGCGTACGCTAAAAGTGTACACGGATCAAGCATAGACGAAGAATATCATGCTAAGCTAGATCAAAAACAAGATCCAAAAGATCCTTTTGGTTTAGGTAGGACACCAAAGAATAGAAGAATAAAATATGGCTAGAGCAAAGCAGGATCCTCAAAGATACAGACCAGTTATTAATATTGGTCACCCTGACTTAAATCAAGAATCTGTAGCTTATCAAGAGTATTGGGAACAAGAACTTGATAGATGCATTAATGGATTTAAGCCAAAGGGTATGAATTGGATCTCTGGTAAATACTATTTTTATTTAAACTACTACAAGATACTTGGTAACGATGGTACTCTTGGATCACGTAAAACTTTAATCAGTCCTTGGTACAGGCAAATGGATCACGAATACTTTGATTTATTTGAAACTTGTAAGAAAGAGGAGAAAGGAATGATTGTTATTAAAGCAAGGGACAAAGGCTTTAGTTACATGAACTCTGGTATGATTTCACACGAATATACTTTCTTTCCATTTAATGATGTAGGCATTGCAGCAGGATTGCAGGCAACAGCTGACGCTTTCTTTGACAAAACAAAAAAAGGTCTTAATGGACTACACTCTAACTTTAAACATTCTTTTCTAAAAGATACAGACGGTATATTACGTTCTGGATATAAACAAAAGAATAAAGATGGTAAGTGGGAAGTAGGCGGTTATCAATCAACTATTATATGTAGAACGATGGATAATCCAGAGGTGTTCAAAGGTGAGCGTGTTTCTTTAATGGTATTCGAAGAAGCAGGTGAGTTTAAACATTTGAAAAATGCTTACATGTCTTCTAAGGCTTGTTTTATGGATGGGAACAAACAGTTTGGTGTTCCAGTCATAGGAGGTACTGGTGGTGATATTAGCAAAGCCTCAAAAGATTTTATGGATATGTATTATGAATCTGATGCTTATAATCTTATCCCTATGTTTATACCAGCATCAAGAGCATACTATGGTTTCTTTGATGTAGAAACTGGAGTAGAGAAAGTTAAAGAAGCTACAGAAACTTTACTTGAAGATAGAGAAGTAATTATAAATTCTGGTGACAGGGAAGCATTTAATTTACATATACAAAACTACCCATTAACAATACAGGAAGCATTTTTAAATACTAAGACTGCAAGGTTTGATAACTCATTATTAAACGCACAGAGGTCTAGGATACTAGCTAATAAAGATTATAGAAGTCAAATACAAAGAGGTAATCTTGACTGGGACTTTGATCAAAACGAAGAGTATGTAGTTAAGTGGAGACCTCATCCTGATGGCCCATTTAGAATCTTACATCATCCAGAACCAGATTATAAAGATTTAGACATAGGTGGAATTGACTCTTATGATCAAGATCAAGCAGGTGCATCTGACTCTTTGGGAAGTGCAATAATTTATCGTAGATTTGTAGACACAGATAAGCCTAGTGATTATATAGTTGCTGAATACACAGATCGACCAGAAAAAAAGGAAGATTTTTGGGACGGATGTTTGAAGTTAGCTGTATATTATAACGCTAGGATGTTAGTTGAATATACTAAAATAGGTATACTAGACTATTTTAAAAGAATGAATGCATTAAAGTATCTAAAAGAAAAACCAGAGTCGGCACACAATCCTGGTACAAAGACAAGAAATAGATACGGAGTGCATATGAATAAACAAGTTAAATCCTTAATGGAAGATCTAATGAGTGATTATATTAGAGAAAACGTTGAGGATATATGGTTTTTAGATTTGATAGAAGAACTATCATCTTATGGTACAAGAAATACTGACCGAGCTATTGCATTTGGTTTATGTCTTATACATAATGTTGATAATTACAGAATACAAGCAAAAGCTATAGAAACAGAAACAATAGACGTAGGTTTTAAATATTATCAGTTAGATCGAAATGGTTTACCAAAAATTATTAAGTAGTTATGTATAATAGTACAAAGTCAAAATTTCCAGCACAATATGTTACAGAGTCTGAAAAGACTGATGAATGGTGTAATTCATGGATCAATGCTATAATTGGATATATGTCTTATAGTGATTCGCCACATAAAAGTTCTAGAATAAATGATATTCAAAACTACAATATATATAATGGTGAAATAGAATTAGATGATTTTAAATATATAACTGAACAGTATGGAATGTCATATCCAGCTAGATTAGTTAACTACCCTATTATCTCACCAAAAATAGATTTACTTGTAGGAGAAGACCTTAGAAGGCCAATAGACGTTAAAGTAAGTACTACAAACAAAGAAGCTGTATTAAGAAAAGAAGATGTAAAGGTTAGTCTTATAATGAAAGAGCTAACTGAAGAAATACATAAAGACTTTTTTGCACAAACTGGTATAGAAGTACCTTCTGTTACTGACATGGAATTGCCTGAAGATATAGATGTATATATGAAATACAACTATAGAGAAATGGTTGAAGAAACGGCACAGGATGGTTTAGAATATTTAATACAAAAATATAATTACGTAGATTTATTTAAAGAAGGATTTAGAGATTTATTAGTTACTGGTAAAGAATTTTTTAGGATATACGATCACAATGGAGATCCATTTGTTAGAAGAGTAGATCCTAGAAGTGTTATATACGAAACAAGTTCTACATCAGATTATTTAGATGATTCAGCATGGGTAGGAGAAGAAAGATATTTATCTTATAGTGAAATATTAGATGAGTACAGAGATGAGCTTACGCAAGAACATATGCAAGAATTATCTGCTATGTATCAAATAGGTAGTAGTGATGATTTAGCTAATTACAATTCAGGATTTGATTGGATAGATTATCAAGAGGGACAAGAAGTAAAAATAAGAGTAGTTTCTGTTGAATGGAAATCTATTAAAACTTTAAAGTTTAAGGTATCTGAAAATAAATATAATCCAGAAAGACCTTTTATGAAACAGGTTTCTGACGATTATAAAGCAAAGAAAAAAGACAATATTAAAACTAAATATGTAGATGATATTTGGGAAGCTACCAAAATTGGTGGTAAGATTATGGTGCAAGCTAGACGTAGACCTAATCAAATTAGATCGGTAGATGATGCTGGTACTACTCAATTATCATACGTAGGTTGCATTAGAGGTAATACAACTGGTAGGTCTGTGTCTATGGTAGACTTATTAAAGAACATACAAATGTTATATAACGTAGTTATGTACCAAATTGAATTAGCATTAGCTCGTTCAGGTGGTAAAGCTGTAGTATATGATGTTTCGCAACTACCTACAAACCTTGGTATGGATATGCAAAGCGTATTGTATCATTTAAAAACAGATGGTATAATACCAATTAACTCTAAAGACGAAGGTGGACAGGTTAATAGTTTTAATCAATTTAGTCAAGTAGACTTTACTCTTAGTCAATCTGTACAGCAGCTTATTAATCTTAAAATGATGCTTGAGCAAACGGCTGGACAAATATCTGGTGTATCACCTCAACGTGAAGGAGCTGTTGGACAATATGAGTATGTAGGAAACGTACAACGTAGTGTAATACAATCTGCTACAATTACAGAAAGCTTATTTTACTCACACGCAATGGTTAAGAAGCGTATATTCGAAAGAGTTACTAATCTTATGAAAGTTTGTTGGGCTGGAGGTAAGAAAGCCTCTTATATTTTAGGTGATGGTGCGTTTAAATTTTTAAGTGTTATGCCTGATGTAGCTTTACAAGATTATGGTATATTTATTGGAGACTCTGGTAAAGATGATGCATTACGTCAGTCATTACAACAAATAGCACAGTCTGCTGTACAGGGTGGTCAGGTTACTTTATTAGATGTTATTAAAGTATTTAAAGCTGATACATTTACTGAAGCTGAACACATACTTGAAAGAGCTATGGATGAAATGAAAGCTAATGAAGCTCAACAACAAGAACAGCAACAAGCAATGATGCAAGCACAAGCTGAACAGGCTCAAGCAGCATTTGAACAACAAGTACAATTAGAGCAAGTTAAAAACGAGGCTAAGATACAAGTTGCACAAATACAATCTGAAACAGATCTTAAAATTGCAGATATGAAATCTGATGATGCAAGAGAAATGTCAGATGTTGCACATCAAGTTAAAAACAAGCAATTATTTTTAAATAAAAGATTAGAACAAGAACAAAAACTAGAAGATAAAGGCCAGGATGCTGAAGCAAATCAACCTGTTACGGAAGACCGTAAAAAACAAATACAAGATATAATAAAAAATTCTTAGTATATTTGCAAAATTGGGAACAAAAAAAACTATAAAATATGTCAGAAGAACAAAGTAATTTAGTAGATGAGGTTTCAACAGAAACTCCTACAACAGAAGAAACAAGTAATGAAACAGCTGAAGCTCCAGGATTTGATCCTAAAGCTTTTGCATCGGATCAACCGTTAGAACAATTTCAAGGTAAGTACAATGAAGAAGCTGCTGAAAAATTTGAAGAAACTCAAAACGTATCTGAAGAATCTGAAACAGATGAAAATGGATTCGCTTGGGATAGCATTGAGGTTGAACAAAAAGAAGAAGAACCAGAAGTCATTGAAGAAGTCGATGAAGACTGGGACTCTCCTGCTAAAGCCGAGTCTACAGAAGAAGTGGAGGCTGATGAAAAAGACGGAGAATTAGAGTGGGGTAGATTTGCTAAAGAACTTGGCTTGTCAGCAGACACATCTAAAGAAGATATTATAAAAGCTCTTAACTCACCATTTATTGAGCAGCCTAAGAACGAAGTTTTAGATAAGTTGAATGAATACTTATCTTATAGTGACAGAGAATTAGTTGCTGCTGAAATGAAGACTGATGGTATGGAAGAATTTGAAATAGAGGAAGCTATTGATAAAATGGAAGATTCTGGAGTTCTTAAAAGAGAAGCTTATAGAATTAAAAGACAACTTAATTCTGCTGTAGAAAAAGAAAAACAAAAATTCTACAAAGAAAAACAACAAGAATCAATGTCTGCTAAAGATAAGGTAGATAGAAATAAAAAAGAATTACAAGGTCACTTAAAATCTCTTGATACATTCATGGGAGGTAGAGTGACTAAAGATCAAGCGCAAGATGCTTATAAGTATATTACGTCTGGTAAAATGGCCGATGACATATGGAACTCTCACGACAATGCTTCTGAGGTAGCTATGTTTATGCTGTTTAAAGACAAATTTGCTAAGATTTTGCGCTCCCAAGGTTTAGAAGATGGTAAAGCTTCAATATTGAATGATATTACTTCTCCTAGCCTTAGCGGTAAGAATAGAGTTAAGACCAATGCAAAGAGGTCTGGATTTGATCCTTCCGCATTTATGAGAGAATAAATATTAAGTTAGGGCGATGCCCAAAAAACTAATGTAATTATTCTGGAGTAATAAAATAAGTGTATTTAAAAATAATGTTTAATTTAAAGTAAAAAAAAAATGGCACAATTATATACTGGAACTTTCGGTTCTGGAACAAGCCCAGAGAATGCTTTGAATACAGCGCTTATGCAATACCCAGAGATTGCGAAGACGTTAATTCAACAGTATCCTCGTTATTCAGCGACTTATCTTTTAGAAAGAACTGGTCGTTATGCAGCAGAAAAAGTATTAGGAGACAATTCTTTCGAATGGAAAGTAATGGGACGTTACAACGCTCCTTCTTTTAGTACAGGATTCTTTAAAGGTGTATCTGCGGATACTGCTTTCACTTCTTCACCAACAGCTACAACAGGTGTTATTCTTGACGCTGGAGATGCAGATGGTGATGTATTTGAAATCCTTATGGATGGAACTGCTTCTAGCAGAACTCCAGATTTCTTGAACAAATTTGATATGGTAAGATTCCAATCTGGAGCTACTGCAATTGTTGTTGAAGATCCAAGAAGCAATGACTCAGGTCAAGGTGCTACTGGAGATAGAGTTGTAAAATTCGAAATGGTTGGAGCTTTAGCTCAGCCTTTATTATCAACTGACGTTGCTGATGAAGCTATTATTGCTTCTATTGGATCTGCTTTCCCTAATGGTTCTAACGGATCTGATGTAGGTGAAAACTATGCTTATCCTTCTACTTACAAGAACTACCTTACTACAATGCGTAAGAAATGTTCTGTAACTGGTAAAGATATGACAGACGTTACTTGGATTGAGAACAATGGTCACAGACTATGGTACTTCTCTAAAGAGCAAATGATGATGGATGAGTACATGTATCAGCAAGAGCTACAAAGATGGTATGGACGTTCTTCTGTAACTGATACTACTGTTCCACGTCCTGGTGCAATTACTTCTTCTGCTTTAGGTACTTCTGGTACACAAGCTTCAAGTATTGTAACTGGTGATGGACTACTTGCTCAAATTGATTCTTCTAACCAAGCTTCTTATACATTAGGTGCTTTAACTGAAGACATCATTACTGAATTTTTAGCTAAGCTTTCTTTGAATGCTACTAACGCTGAAGGTAATGAGTACGTTGTATTTACAGGTACTGAAGGTAGATTGGCTTTCCACAAAGCAATGAAAGACTTATTGATCGCTCCTTCTGGATCGTTCACAGGTGGTTCAATGTCTGGTGTAAGCGGTGATGTATCTTTAGGTGGTAATTTTGTTTCTTATGAAGCATTAGGAAATAAGCTTACAATGGCTTACTGTCCTGTGTTTGATGATTCAAACGTTCACAGTTCTACTTCAGGTACTAACGCATTTGGAGATAACAGATTAAAAGAATCTGCTAAAATGGTATTTCTTGATTTCGGTAAGACTTCAAATGTATCTAACATTGAATTGATTACTAAAGGTGCTGAAGGTGTAAATCGTAGTTTCACTAAGAAATACGTTGCTGGTATGATCAATCCTTATGATCAAAAATCAATGATGGCAGCTAACGCTGATGACAAGTTTGAGTGTCACGTTATGTCTGAATCTGGAATCATAGTTCGTAACCCATTATCTTGTGGAATTTTATCCGCATCGTAATACAAAACATTTATATTATGGCTAGAAATTTTTTAGGATTCATTGTAGGCGCTAATGATGGTGCTTATGTGAGTGGAGATAATATTCAACACATTGAGGTAGTTAGCGCAACATCTGTTAAAGTTCATTTTTCAGGTGATGACAATACTTCAGGTAATGCGGTATTAACTGTAACAAGCGGTAAACAATATGATGTTGCAAAAGAAGTTGCAAGAATTGCCCAAACAGGAACAGGAGTTATCACTATAGGTGATTCTGTTGCTGGCAATTTTGCTATTGCTGATATTTCAGCGGTTGCATCTTATAGCGCTAACTAGTAACTAACGATTAAAGGGAGGGGAAACCCTCCCAATAATCACTTAACTGGTATTGACGGAAGAGAAGCTTCAACGTTAATACTTTAATATTTAATAATTAAAATAAAAAAAATGGCTTTAAAATTTGATTTTAACAAACTGCGTTCTGCAATAGCAACTTTTACAACAGGTACAGATGTATCTAATGGAAGTTTAAGTGCAGGCGAAGAGGCAAAATTTACACCTCACATGAGATTAGCTAGACCAGTAGAGGCAATTACAAATGCTGCTGCTGTAACTAGAACTCTAACAACTGTAGAATCAGGAACATTGTTTACTGTAAATATGGCTACTGCAGATAATAATGTTACTATAACATTACCTGCTGCCGCTACATCTGCTGGTGTATATTTTGATTTTTGCTTTTTAGTAAATTCTGATGATGATGCAGATTTTATTATTACAACTGGTTTAGATGCTACTGATATATTTGGTGGTATGCACACACTAGCAGCTGTAAGTACGTCTGACGCATTTTTAGCAGAATCTAAAATTACTGTAGATGCTTCTGTA